CTTCTCGCCGACCCCAAGCTCATCGACGAGATCGCCGCGCTGCACGCCGATTTGTTTTACACGCCCGCGCATCGTTTCATCTACGAGATCATCACCGAGATCCGCGGCGAGGGCGGCACACCGAACCTCATCGCCACGACCCAGCGCATTGATGCCGCGCACAAGCTCAACTTTGTCGGCGGCGCCGGCGCCCTCACCGAGCTGCTCTCCCAGTCCGCCGGTGGCCCCGCAGGCGTCGAATACCACGCGCAGACATTGCGCGACCTCCACGCCCGCCGCCGCATCATCGACGCCTCGGTCGCCATGCAAGCCGCCGCCCAGGACATGGCCGCAGACGCCGACAGCGTCCTCCAGCAAGCCGGCGAAAGCGTCCTCAGCCTTTCCCTCACCACCGCCACCGACAGCATGCGCCCGCCCAGCGCCATCGTCCCAGGCCTCCTCGAAGAGCTAGAGAGCCTCATGGCCGGCGGCAAAAAGCTCGGCCTGCAGACCGGCATCCGCGATCTGGACCAAGTCACCGGCGGCCTCCGCGGAGGCCAGCTCACTATCATTGCCGGTCGCCCCGCCATGGGTAAGAGCGCGCTCATGCTCAACATGGCCGACAACATGGCCCGCCGCGGCGTCCCGGTTGTCTACTTCAGCCTCGAAATGCCCGCCACCGAGCTGGCCGCGCGCGTGGTCCTCGGCCGCGCCGAGACCAACACCGAGATCATTCGGAACGGATTTTTGACCGCATCGATCAAGCACCGCATCTTCGACGCCGCCACGCAGTTCAGCACCGAACCCCTCTATGTGGACGATCGCGGCGGCCTCACCCTCTTAGACATCCGTGGCCGCGCCCGCCTCGCCGTCCGCCGCTGGGGCGTGAAGTGCATCTTCGTCGATTACCTGCAGCTCGTCAGCCACTCCGGCGCCCAAAGCCGCGAAAACGAAGTCGGCTTCGTCAGCCGCGGGTTGAAAGCCATGAGCATGGAGCTAGGCATTCCAGTCGTCGCCGCCGCCCAGGTCAACCGCCAAGCCGAGAACCGCAGCGACAACCGCCCGAAGCTCTCCGACCTCCGCGAATCCGGCAGCATCGAGCAGGACAGCGACATCGTTTGCTTGATCCATCGCCCCGCCTACTACGCCGTGCAAGACGAGGAACCGGAAGTCCAAGACGCCGAGTTAATCGTGGCGAAGCACCGCGCCGGCCGCACCGGCACGCTCAACCTCACATGGCGTCCCTCGCTCACCCGCTTTGAGGGCACCGCCCCAGTCGGCCGCACCAGCGACAGCGATGGCTCCGTCTACGCCCCATCGCCGAAATTATGGGAGGCGCTGAACGAATGATTAACAGCCGCCAGAAAGGCGCCAGCTTCGAGCGCGAAGTTGCCAAGGCGCTGACCGCCGAAGGTTTTCCGGCCAAGCGGGGCGCGCAGGTCAGCCAGGGACGATGGGGAGTTTCTGCGCCCGACGTGATCGTGCCCTGCTTGCCGGATTGGCACTTTGAGTGCAAGCGCCACGGCCGCGCGCGTCTGGATCTTGATGCGGCCATCGCGCAGGCCCGCCGCGATGCCAACAAAGACCTCGGTCCCGGCAAATACAAATACTCCGCAGTCGTCCACCGCCGCGACCACAGCGACACGCTCGTCACCCTCACGCTGCGCGACTTCTGCGCCCTCATGCGTCATTCCGATTTTCCTATCCAACCAAAAACACAACCAGCCAACGCATAATATGCCAAATAAAACCATAACCACACCCGCCGGCATTGCCCGGTATCCTCACCTCAACCGCCCGGACAAGAAGTTCTCCGAGGTCGGCAACTACAAAGTCAACCTCGAGATGTCTTCTGAGGACGCCGAGCCGTTCCTCAAGCAAGTCGAAACCCTCTTCAGCGAGTTCGTAGCTGAAAAGAAACGCGAGCTGAAGAAGGACAAACTCAAGATCCACGCCGCGCCGTGGGAAGAGAACGACGGCATGACGCAGTTGAAGCTCAACGTCAAGGCGGTCGGCAAAAACAAGGAAGGCGAGGAGTTCTCCCGCCAGCCCAAACTCTTCAACGCTGCGGGCGAAGTCATTACGGACAACATCGGCGGCGGCTCCAAGCTCAAGGTCGCAGTCGTGCCCTACTGCTGGTACACGGCCAGCCTCGGCGCCGGCATCACCCTGCAGCCGAAAGCTGTGCAGGTGCTTGAACTTGTCACCTGGGGCGACGGCGGCAGCGCTGCGGCCTACGGCTTCGACGTGTCTGAAGCCAGGCCCGAGTCGCGCAAGACCGGCACCGACGACGAGGAAATCAGCTGGTAATTCCCATGCCAGCCAAAAACACCACACGCAAACCGGCAACCAAGGGCAAGGCGGCGAAAGCCGCCAAGCCCGCCGAGCCGGATCGCTTCACTGAGGACGGACGCAAAATCGTCAAGCTGCAGAAGCTCCGCAGCCATCAGAAATACATCCTTAATGACGGCACGCAGGTACCCGGGGCATCGACCATCGCCAAGATTGGCGATGACCAAAGCAACCTCATCACATGGGCATGGAATCTAGGCAATGCCGGACAAGACTTCCGCAAAGTCAGGGATAAGGCCGCGGATATCGGCACGATCTGCCATTTTTTGATCGAATGCCATTTCCACGGCTGGGTGCCAGACCTTTCTGAGTATGCGCCAGAAGACGTTGTCCGCGCCACAATCGCCTTCGGCAACTTCAAGACGTTTTGGGACGAGCAGGAACTGACCGTCTTAGAACCCGAAGTGCAGCTCGTCAGCGAAGAGCACATGTTTGGCGGCACCATCGACGCGCCATCCGTAGACAAGCAGGGCCGCATCGTGCTGCTTGACTGGAAAACCAGCAGCGGCATCTACCTGTCGCAAAAGCTGCAGCTCGCCGCCTACGAGCGCCTGTGGAATGAGAACCGAAAGGACCAGATCGTGCAGCGACGCGCAGTGGTCCGCATCGGCAAGGACCGCGCGGACGACCACAGCATTGAGTGGATGTTCAGCAGCGCGCCGGAGTGGGAATACTTCAAGGCCCGCCTTGATCTCTACTACGCCGGGTTGCGTTACAAGAAAGCTGCCTAAGATGAACCTGCAATCGACTTACACAATCCAAGAAAGGGTGACAAGGGCTGGGCGCATTGTTCCAGCAATAGTTGTCGATGCGGACATTAAAGATGATGTGCTAAATTACACCTGGCATATGGCCGGTGGAAAGGGGGTTGGCAAATATCCAACGGCACTAATTAACGGAAGGCCAATGATGCTGCACCGGTTTGTTTGGTCGCTGAAGCGCGGCGCGCCTCCAAAGATGATTGATCACATTGATCGCAATCCGCTCAACGCAACCATCGACAATCTTCGCGAAGCAACATGGGAGCTTAACAACATGAACCGAGTTTTCCGTTGCGGCAAATCGATGCCAGGCACCCGCAAAAGCTACAACAAATGGCAGTCTCGTCTCATTGTGGGCGGGAAAAGAGTTCATCTGGGCATGTTCTCAACCGAGGCCGAAGCACACGAATGCTACATGGCCGAAAAAGCAAAACTCCTAGCCGCCTAAATGCCCCCACGCAGAACCATCGCCATCGTCCGCAAGAAGCTCGGCCGCGAAAAAGCGGACGGCATGACGCTGGGCGACGGCAAAGTCTACATCGATCCCCGCCAGAGCGGCGCGGACGAGCTAGACACGGTTTTGCATGAGCTGCTGCACCATGTCTGCCCTGACATGAGCGAAGAAGCAGTCGCCGAGAAGTCTGCCATGATGGCGAGGTCGATGTGGAAAGACAAATGGAGGCGCGTCCACGAGTGACCGCCGCTGGCTACATCCTCATCGGCCTCGCCGCAGGCATAGTGCTCGGCGCCTTGGCAGCTTACGGCGGCATGTTCGCCTGGGCCATCCGCTACGGAAACAACGAAGAAGAATAATTATGAAAAAACCCGCAGGACTATACGCCAACATCCACGCTAAAAAAGCCCGCATCGCCGCCGGAAGCGGTGAACGCATGCGCAAGCCCGGTTCCGCCGGCGCGCCGACTGCCAAAGCCTTCCGCGCCTCCGCCAAGACCGCCAAAGCGCGCCGATGACCTCCGGCCTCCTCATCGCCTTAGTCGGCTTCATCTATTTCGCCGTGGCCATCGACCTCGGCCTCATCCAGCACAAGTTCTGGCACGGACTCGTCTGGTTTGGCTACGCAGTCGCCCAGATCGGCCTCTGGCGCATCACAATTTATGAGTAAATTCAGCATTATGACAGAAGAGATCGCCGAAATGGACAAGACCATCACCCTTCTCCGCAGCAAGCGCGAGAAGTTGGTCGCGCGCGAGGCGAAGAAAAAGGCGGATCAGCTATGCGCCGAGATGCGCAAGCGTAAACAATCCAAATGACTTTCAAGTTGCAGGCTCAAGCGGGTTCTTGCCGCGGTTCATGTGGTGTGGCCGCGCGGACCATCTCCGGGATGCCCAGCTCCAGCGAGCAAGACGACTGGGGCGCCTGCACATTCTTTGCATGATCCATGAGTTTGCCCGCCCCGTCGCCGTCAAGACCCCGCTCGGCCTCGGCAGCGTGTGGTATGTCGAAAGCGGCGGGCCGTATTTTAACGACATCTTCGCCGTAGTCCTTGAGGCAACCGGCGAGGTGAAGCACATGCGCAGCGACCAGTTTGCAGTTTTGGAGAATCCGACGATGGATATCGCCAACAAGTAGTAACAAAACAACGGAGGGAGAGCGCCGCGGAGCCGGCGCGAGGGAGTGAACGAACATCAAGCACGGTTCAAGCCGACGCCGCACCCAGTCATGCAGGTCGATCTCGACTTGCTTGAGAAGCTGGGACCGGACGAGGGCTGGAAATATCTTAAAACACGCGAAGAGCTGATCGCCCGCGAGGTCAGCGACCCGTTCCGCTATGGCTACATCCCGCCGGTGTGGAAGCGCGCGTCCGAATTGCTGGAAAAGCACCGCGAGATCCTCGTCATGGGCGGAAACCGCAGCGGAAAGACCGAATGGGCGGCCAAGGAGGTCATCAAGACGCTCTACAGCAAACCGGGTGCGGTCGTGTGGTGTTTTCAGACCACCGCTCCGAACAGCATTGAGCTAATGCAGCCCCGCGTCTGGAAATATATGCCGCCGGAATGGCGTAATGCGCGGAAATCAAGCGTCACGAACGTGACGTTCAGCGTTAAGGGAGGTTTTACAGAGAGCAAGTTCGTGACGCCGCAAGGCAGTATCTGCATCTTCCGAAATTACGCGCAAGATCCGAGCACGCTTGAGGGCGGCGAGATCGACTTCGCATGGTGCGACGAGCTAGTCCCGCTTGATGTCCTCGAAACCCTCCGCTTCCGCCTTGTAGACCGCAACGGCAAGCTCGCCGTGACCTTCACTCCGGTCGAAGGCTGGTCGCCGACCGTTGCCGACTATTTGTCCGGCGCCAAGACCATCACCGACACTGACGCCGAGCTGCTGCCGCTCAAAAACGACAAAGGAGAGATCTCCGGCTACGACAAAGTGCCCATTGAGCAGATCAATCCGAAGGGCCGCCCGATTCTTTACTTCCACACACAGTCAAATCCCTGGGCCGGCTGGTCGCGGATGAAGAAGGAGCTGCAGAGCGAGACCAAGGAGAAAATCCTCTGCCGCGCTTACGGCGTGCCGACCAAAGCCATCAGCGGCCGCTTCCCCTTGTTCAATCCAAAGGTCCACGTCATCCGCGCCTCGGATGTCCCGCAAGGCACCCGCTACCACTGGGTCGATCCGGCGAGCGGCAAAAACTGGGCGATGATCTGGACCGTTCACGACACCTCCGGCCGCATCGTTGTCTACCGCGAGTGGCCCGACCAAACGTCATACATCGAAGGTGTGGGTTACGCCGGCGAATGGGCGCTGCCAGACGGCAAGAAGCTCGACGGCAAACCCGGACCCGCGCAGCAAGACTTCGGCTTCGGCCTTGAGCGTTACCGCGACGAGATCCTGCGCGTTGAGAACGGCGAGGAAATCTTTGAACGCTGGATGGACAGCCGCTACGGCCACGCGCGCACGCTCGGCAAGGAATCCCCAACGACCCTCATCGACGAGATGGCCGACCTCGGCATGCTCTTCACGGCAACTCCGGGCGATTCCATTGATGAAGGCGTGAGCATGATCAATGACGCCCTG